TCTGACGAAGCAGTTAGGGATGATATCCGAAGGCGTGAACGCATGGCAGAAGCTTGTTACGACGTCTAGTAGGATACATCATCACTGTTCCGTAGCTACATCTACTTTTAGATGCGCACACCGTAAACCCAACCTAGCCCAGGTTCCCTCAAATGAAAAATTCAGACAATTATTTATTCCCACTCCAGGCCAGATATTGGTCGGTAGTGATCTTAGCGGCATTGAGCTCAGGATGCTTGCCCACTATCTCGCCCGATTTGATAAAGGACGCTATGCCAAAATCCTCACTACCGGAGACATCCATCAAACCAACGCAGATAAAATTGGGATCACCAGATCTCAAGTTAAAACAGTCACCTACGCCTTCCTCTACGGAGCCGGAGACACTAAGATAGGACACAGTTATGACAAACAGCTACCCGAGGACAAGGCGAGAGAGAAAGGTAAGGAGATTAGGGCAGCATATATTGGTGCCATTCCGGGTCTTAAAGAACTCTTGGAAGGGGTACACAAAGCTAGTGAGAAGGGTTATGTCTTGGGGATTGACAGAAGACGAATCCTCGTTGACTCTAAACATAAGTCCCTTAACTACCTCTTACAAGGATCCAGTGCGATCTTGGCGAAGAGATGGATGGTCCTAGTCCATGAATGGATTCCTAAAACTGCTCGACAACTTGCATTCGTTCATGATGAACTACAATTTGAATGCTTACCAGAAGAGGTTGAACCCTTGAAATTTCTACTTAAGGTTACAGCTATGCAAGCTGGTGAGTTCTATAACTTAAGATGTCCAATAGCTGCTGAAGCAGTCAGCGGTAATAATTGGGCAGAAACACATTAACCACCTATGAAATTATTAATTGATGCAGATTACATCGTATATAAGTCCTGCGCTGCAGCGGAGACTGAAGTTGACTTTGGCGACGATGTTATCCTTGTCACTTCTAACTTTAGTGACGCATATAAAGCTACCGTCGGAGAGCTTACAAAAATTAAAGATAAATTTGGGTCATTCTCTGATCTAATATTATTCTTCTCTGATACTAAAAATTTCCGGAAAAAAATTATGCCGGAATATAAGGGCCATCGAAATCGCAAGAAACCTTGTGGATACAAGCGTGTTATAAAAGCATTAAAAGATAACTATGAAGTTATCATTATGCCTGAGCTAGAAGCAGATGATGCCCTCGGTATTTATGCCACAAAAAATCCTGGGAATATTATTGTATCTCCAGATAAAGATATGAAACAGATTCCTGGAAAACTATATAACTTAGATGAAGAGTTCACAATCACGGAGGAAGAAGGTGCTAAGTGGCACTTAATACAAAGTTTAGCTGGTGATCAAACAGATGGCTACTCTGGAGTACCGGGGATTGGAGTAAAGAGGGCTGAAACTCTCTTTAAGAAAGAAGGGTATAGCTGGAAAACTGTAGTTCAAGCTTTTGTAGACAAAGGTTTAAATGAATATACAGCAATAACCAATGCTAGACTAGCCCGTATACTAACAGTAGATGATTATGACTTCACAAACAAAAGACCAGAACTATGGTCCCCCGCCCCCGATTACCAAGTTAACAGTTGAACAAGATTTCAAGTTAAGACAATTAGAAGTATTTTTAAGTAAGGACGGTACGAGGAGAGAAGATATAATTACTATTTTACTTGCCCTGCAAAGGCAAAATTATGTTATGGCTAACTCTATAGTGAATTTAGTTGAACTATGGCCAGAACCAGAAAACTTACAATTCATCCTACCAAAAGTAGGGATAGTAGAAACCCCCAATGAAATAGACAAATGACCAAAGGTCCATCCTACTACCAACGAGGTACATATCAAGTTTGGGATTTCATACGAGATCAAGGTCTGAACTTTCACCTCGGTAATGCTATAAAGTATATATGTAGAGCAGGTTATAAAGATAGCAAAATAGAAGACTTAAAAAAAGCAATCCACTATTTACAGAACGAACTCCACCATGAAGAAAACATTCTTATCGGATCAAGCGAAAGAATTTAGAAGAAAATATAACCTAAAAAGCTCGGCTGATAAATCAACTAGAGCTTACCAAAAGGAGATAATAATCGAGGAATTTAAAGAGTTCCTTCAAGCTGAAGGTATGCTATTTATGCATGGTAGAAATGCAAAAGAAGAATGCCTTAAAGAATTAGCTGACTTAGTATATGTATGCTATCAGTATGCAGAAAACATGGGATGGTTCCTTGATGAAGCATTAGACAGAGTACATAAAAGTAACATGTCTAAACTTGATGAGGATGGAAATCCTATATACCGTGAAGACGGTAAGGTTCTAAAAGGACCAAATTACAAACCACCTACACTAGAAGACTTATTCTAATGACCGCAGAACTTATATCTCGC